TTGGCATTATATCCACCGCCAGTATTAGCAACAGAAATCATTGAGTTTGATAATTCTAAATTGTTAATATTCCAACGAATTGTATACACACTTAATCCATCATCAGAAATGATTGGAGAAACTGCATCATCTGTTGTACTCATGTTGGCATATAATGAGAATGATGTATTGGAATCAGCAACAAGAACCCGTTCACCGGAACCATCATTCAAATAGATATCATCATATGTTGGTGTACCATATTTACCTGGAGTAACTCCAGCAGTTGTTGCTGCGGTAAATCCGGTGTTCAATGTTGCACTATAGGAATAATTTAATGATGTTTTACCAGGTAAGAAGTCTGTTGTTGTAATATTCAAAGCATGAATTGGAACATTAGTATTAGCTGAAGTTACAATCTTGTTAGAAGTTGTATTTGGATTTAAATAATAACTAATATCATTTTCAACGACTTTTCTGTATGGCAATCTATTGGGTACAACAAATTGTAATGTTGGATTTGCATTTATTGAAAATACACAACGATTCATAACAAACATCATAGATTCGTTTTGGTCTGCTGTCCATGTTTGTAAGTTTTGAGATACAAATAATGCGCCAACATACGGTGCACTATTAATCTTTGTTACTATTGCCGGTGTTGCATCTGTAGGTAAATTCTTTGTTGAAGAAGCAATTGCATTATCACCAAGTTGAGCAGTATAAATTGTATATTCATTAGATGTAGGACACTTAACAATCATAGCATATAATTTGCCTGCTTCCAAATACACGGGAGCAGAGAATTTAAACAATGTGTAAGTAGTACCATCCAAATAATGTGGTTCGTTTGAAATATTAATATGTTCAGAAGTCAAAGTTACTTGAGAATTATCTAAAGTATCTCCGTTTGGATAACCATTAGTTGTACCAACAATAGATATTGTTACTGGTGCATATCCTGTTGTTGGCTTAGTAGCAAAAAACAATTTAACAGAATCGATGAATACTCCATTAGGATAATTTTCTTTATCCATAATAAATGTTTGAGCAACTGGATCCCAACGAACTGTGTAAGTGTAAGAACTTGTATTTTCTTTTGTTGCTGTGCTTATAAAAGTATTTTTTGCTGAATCAATTGAAGCAGCATAATTTAAACCTTGTTTGGTTGCCTGTAAGCCAGAAGCATAGAACGTTGCTTGAGAGAATGTAGTTGCAGAATTTAAATTATTTGCAATACGATTATCAATTCTAAAGCTTCTTTCGCCAGTATGGAATGTGCCACCAGGAATAGAGAATACACCGGACAACATACCTACTTCATTAGTTTTTAATGAACCAATTGAGTAGATATCACCGATAGCAGTTGTAATAGCAGAACTTAATGTGGCAGTTTTTGTTGTGCTATTATATGCTGAGATTGTTGCTGATTGGCTAACACCTGTTCCATTAATTACATATAATGTATTACCACTATAAATGTCTGTATTGGCGGAAATCGATGATAATCGAATTGAAGTTGAAGAATTGGCGGCACTAATTAAACCAGAATTATGAGTGTATGAACTAATTACACCACTTGCTGTTGTTGTTTGATATTGTCCGGAAGTATTAAACTGAGCATTTTGAATTGTGGCGCCAACAACAAAATTGGTATTAATAATATCACCAATTACATATAAACGAACAGATGTTGTACTTACTGGATCAACATAATATGATAGAACTTTAGCAATTGGTCTAAATGCTCCGCCTGAGTAGTAACCAACAATGTCCCCATCAGTAAATGTGCCTGTAACACCAGTCAATTCTAAAATGTTAGGCTTACGAATATATTTATTTACATTTGTTCCATCAAAATAAGCATTAACAGAACTATTGATTAACATTCCATAAGAATTGAAAAATACAAATTGTTGCCGAATATATGGAAGAATCGAAACGTCTTGAATGTAACCAGCAGTTTCAACATAACTAGAATTTAATTTATCATAGTTACCTAAAATTGTTTGTTGTTGTTGCTGTGTATAATTTGTTACTTGATTTGTGTACCAATTTCTACCAGCGCCAATAGTAGCTACAGAAGTAGTTGCAATTGTAGTTTTCCAATCACCAACAGATAACACATTAACTGTATCACTTGCACGATAAACTTGTAGATTAGGATCCACAATTAATAAATCTGGTGATTTTGTTGTGTCAACCCAATTATCCATTGGAGGACTTAATGATACAACACCTTCATTTAATGTTGTGCCAAACGGATTTAAATTAACAGTGCGTGAAGCAATTGGTTGAGTAACAACATTTGATGTTGTATATGGTAATGTATAAAAATTTGAAGAACCGGATTTAGAAATCTTATAATTTAAATTATTTGCACTTGTGGAATCAATTTGACCCATGTTATATACAAGTGATAACGACTGTAATGGGAAGTTGGATACATTCTGTGATGCAGTCATTTGTTTAGTTCTACGATTTATTGTAACCAAATAATCATTGTTATTGGTGTCAGAAGTAGAGTAACCAGAGAAATCATCAACTAAAATACCATTTTTAAAACGATTCAAGCCATTAGCATCAGAAATTTGTAATGATGTTGCGTCTTTTTCTAAAGCATTAAGTGCTGTGTAGTATTCTAAATTATTAACTCGGCTTTCCAAATTGGTAATGTCACTCATCAACCAACGTTTATGTTTCACTTTCTCAATAGAAAGATTTGGTAATCCTCCGTTGGTTACTTCACCAGGAATAGAAGCAGTATACGGATCGTGATATAGTTCAGCAACCACCAATGAGCCATCAGGTTCAGCTGGCATCAAAGGATTGTCTGAAGGAGTTCCTTGAATAATATTAAATGCACGATCTTTACTTAGTATTAATTTATCATAACGACCCAAATAATATGTATAATCAGAAACAAAAGTAGATAAATCAACAGGCATATAAGCACCAGCAGCACCTGAACCTGAACCACTAGTTCTAATAGTAAAGGCTGCTTGAGCATTAGTTAAAGCTGGTCTAAAATCTAATGCATCTCTTAATTGATATGTTGCACCAGATGTACTTGTATAACTTGGTATAGAAGCATAACTTTCTGGTGAAGAAGAAATTGGTGTTAAATAAGAACCAATACTATAATAACCATCGCCGCCAGTTGTTTCATAATAATCTAATAATACTAACATATTACCTTGTATTGGTGTTTGACCAATTTTTAAAGTAACTGTTGCAAAGTCATAATATGAATCTCTTTGACCGTTATCAAATGCAAATCTACTTGTAACATCATATGTTGTATCAGTCAACATTGCATCTGTTGGTACCGCTGATGACGACTTTGTATCAATAATTTTTACAATACGTTTTGCATCAGTAATATATAATTTTTGTGGCTGACCTGGAGCAACTAATCCAGCATTTTGTACATATACCTGTGAATTAGTTAAATCCACTTTGGTATAAATTGCAACTGTTGTACCAGAATAATTTACATAAGCAGTATTTGCCGTTTTAAGATTTTTGGCTTTTAACACATAACTGGTATCATTACCATTTCTAACATATGCTTTGGCAACAACTGTTGCAGTAAACGCACCTAGGTCGGTTGTTGGAGTTGTGAAGGTCGCAGTAGACCCGCTACCTGAAATCGTCACGGTTCTGCTTCCTGTGGTCCATACAAGACTTTGGCCTGCTCTGAGGCCACTAGATAATGGATTTGTTACAATAATCCTAAAGTTTTGAGTGATTGAATCGGCCGATAGTGTTCCGTTACCAAATGGAAAACCTAAAGTGGCAAGTGGTGCTGAACCAAAAGTCAAAGCTGCCGAAATATTACCCCCAGATACCGAGAAAGATACATTTCTGAATACTTGAGTTGTGGTATAGGAAGTATCTGTTACAGTACCAACATAACGATTGCCCAAATTAAATAACAATTCAGGATTGTTTTGATTTTGTAACACTGTGTCACCTGTAAAAATATTACCCAATTTACTTGTGTTATCTATTGCAGCGTTTGCTGTAATTGTATATGGTGTTCCCGATGTAGACACAATGATAGATTCATAATCAGTAACGTCAAATCTTAGAGTAAATACTGATGTTGTATCTGGTGCAACAGTAAATGGTCTGTCAACAAAAGCAACTTTAGATGTACCACCAAAATTTGGATCATATCTTACAATATTTCTAAAATCGCCGGCAGATGTTCCTTGGTCAATACTAACAGTTACATTATAATAAGCATTGGCGTTTGCTGAAAAAGTTGGAGTTTGTGGTAACGTAATATAAGTGTTGTTAGCAGAAACGGTAGCCACATTTCCTGATAATGTTTGATTTTGTAATCCAAAAACATAAGCCTTGTAGATATATGCATCAGCATTTGCTGTATTTGAAGTACTGGAGAATGTTAAATTTCTAATGTAACCAGTTGCAGCCAATGTTGAGTTATATGTAGTTGTGTTTGCCGTATTAACGTTTGCTTTAATTACACTATGAAAATCTACTTGTGGTAATGTAGTTGAATCAAACACTCCATTGGCAGAATTCACATAGAAATAATTACCATAATCTATGAAAGTTGGATTATTATTGATCAAAGATGTTGTTCTTGCACGGTCATTAACTAGAGTTACGTCACTTTGTGTTTCTAAACGATAACCACGAACATAGGCAACACCCTTAGAAATACTCAAATCATATTTTGCTGAATTGATTGTATTTGCTTTAGGTGTTAAGGTGTAATCTTTAACAATAAAATCGCCATTTGTATCATTAGTACGTTTTGCAAAATAATCATCAATAACAGAATAAACAGTACTATCAACTTGTTTTAATATTGAACCATTTTCTAAACGAACCAATTCAATAAATGAACTATCGTTACCTAAATCAAGTGTTCTTGTTTCCAAAGCCAAAGAAATCACATAACGGTCTGCACCTGGCGCTTGATAATTGGATGCATTAATTGCTGGATCCAATAATGTACCATCATCAGTATAACCGTAAATACTTTCTGTGGCATTTAAACCAACTCTAAGTGATGGTGTTGAACTATATTTTTCTAGTACAATAGTGTTCTCTGAAACAGTAACAAAGTTGCCTTTAACGTAAAATACGCCATTAGAAATAGATGCAACAGAACTTAATCCTGTTGCTAAATTAGTAATAGTTTCAGTAATAACTGTTGCAGTATAATTTGAATCTTGTAAGTAAACTGTATCACCAGAAGCAAATTTAGAACCGGTGATATAAGTAACAATTAATGTGGGAGAATCTCCAGTTGCACCAGAGGCCGTTGTAGTTGCTTCAACGGCAACCAATACTTTAGCAACAACACTAGAATCTGAATTACGAACGGTTCCATTGGCAAAGTTTGCAACAGAAATAGTTGAACCACCAACAGTAGTATTGAGTTTTATATAATAAACATTTTGATTTACTGTGACTTTACCGCCTGAAACTGGCGTATTCTGAGTAAAAATGGCATCAGCAAAATTGGTAATTTGATTTTGTAGAATACTTTGAGTTTGTGTTAATTCTCTAGCCTGAACAGCATATCCAGGTTTAAAAAGAATTCTATGATAATTCTTTGCAGAATCAAAATCATCATAGTATGGGTCTATATTAAAATCGCCAGTAAAATTGGTTGCCATTTTATCTTTCCAAATTAAAATCTTAACACGGCACGGAATTGTTCCGTACCATCAGAACTTCTTTGTATAGCCGTTCTATTTTCTATGTAGGTCATGTATCCGGAGTAAATAATAAAATCCGATTCTTGATATGACAACAAAGTTCTAACAGCTGCTGTTACAGGACCATTAGCGTCTTGTAACAGAGCTTGGTTAACAACTAAAGTACCATAAGTATTTATGACCTTTACCACATTGGTTGTACTATTAAAACTAACAACTGTTGCAGTAAATGTTGCCGTAGATAAACTTTGTCCTTGATAGATTGTTTGACCACTCACAAACGAACCTGTTCCAGGTGAAACAAACAACTGAACGGTAGCATCAAAAATATCACCAAACGTAACGCTTGGATTACTTTCTTTAGAAGAAGGATCCAAAATTAAACCTAATTGATAATAAGTCATATCTGTAGGAATGATTCCGCCTTCTGAACCAGAAAGATTTAAAGAAATCATTACACTATTACATCCTAATTCTGAAATAGGATCTAAACCATGGCCACCAACTGGTGAAACAGGAGAAATAGCAACAGCTGCTACATTAGGAGTATTATATCCCGTTAAAACAGAAATTACTGGATTATCATATGTGTAGTTTGAACCGATGTTAGTTACCACGACATCAGTTAAGTATCCAGCTACATTTACAATCGGCGCAGCATTTGCACCATATCCATCACCATTAATAACAATTTGTGTGCCAAGAGCATCGTACCCTTGGCCAACTGTGGTGATATTAACAACGTCTACTGAACCTATTCCAGCATTTGTAATTGTTGGATTAGGAACAAAAGATCCTGCGGGTACAGGCATCCAATTTTCATCTAAAAATCTTTGTTTTGCACCAGCATTAATAGAGTATAAAAACTTCCATTTGTATCCGTCAGATGTTTGTGTTAAGAATGTTGAATCAAATGTACCAGGAGATAATTGAGGTTCTACTATAGATGGAGTATTATTGTTATTCCATAAACATTTAAACACTTGGTCATATTTGTTTCTTACATAAAAATTTTTAGTTGGAAACATATCTGTTTTATCATCATAATAATCATAAACTACGCCAGATACCCAATCTTTCCTTGGCAGTACTGGAGAAATATCAGCTGAAGTAATTTTTTTTGCAGTAACAATATTTTTAAATACTTGTTTTAATGAATACTGATCTTGTGTAGGTACTGGTGGATTATATGGATCGTCCCAAGGAGTAACTTTACCAATAAAAGCGTATAGTGTATTAACTGCAGAAGTTCCACCTAAAGCAGTTGCTGAAGGAGCATAGTAGTATTGTAATACTTCATATACTTTACTTCCGTATAATAGTAGTGACGAATTAGCGGTTAGTGCTGGCATTATATAATCCTATTAACTGTAAGTTACTTGAACGTAAGTGTTTGCTAAATCGTTAGACAAACTATAATACTTAATAAAAGCAGTTGTAGTGGCACCCAACGTAAAGCTTGTTGCACCCACCGATGAATTTAAAGCTGCGCCACCATGAGTAATTGTTCTTGCTGCGCCACCACCAGAATTTGGATTAGTTGCAATTACAATCACTTCAGAACCAGGAGTAAATGTTGTTGGTGTAATTGCAAGTGATGCTCCCACATTACACTTTACCCATGTGTCAGTCATCATATTAATAGTAATTGCTGTCTGAGTGCTAGGATATTGTGACACTTTATAACTAATACCGTTAGCAGCATAAATGGTACTGGACACATTCAATCGGCCAGTACTATCATTAATATTTAATGTATTACTTGATGTGATATTATTAGCAAAAGCATACAGTAATGAACCATTTGGTTTACCATATGCTTGACGTAACTGGTTCTGAATAAACACCTTACCTTGAGTTGCATCACTTAAAATAATTTTACCTAACTGAACAACCGTATTTGAATTGCCGGATAATGGCGCCACATTAGATGCAACGCCTGGTGTTGTAGATAAGAAAATAATTTCTCCGTTTTGGCCAAGATTGGATGTATTAAAATCTTCAACAATACCTTGTGAGTAAGCAAATCCAAATGCGCCGTTCGCAATTGCAACTTTAACAAAACCAGCAACTGTTGCATTAGCCGAATTAGTCGCATCAGCCAATGCAATGTACGGAATCTGATTAGCAGTAACGCCAGCAGTTAAACGAATAAAAGAATTGGAAGGAATTGTTGCACCAGTAGAATTAAATCCACGGAAGAAAAGAACTTTGGAGATAGACAATCTATCACCAGGAATATCTGTATCTAAAATCAATGACTGTGTATTACCGTAGTACCATAACTGTGCTGTCTGTTGTTGAACAGAACCTGCTTGCGTAGTCCAAAGAATAGAATTGGACTGAGTAGTTGTTGTGATTACATTGGAGAAGAAAATATTACCTAGTAATGTATTGGCATTTAAGTTACCCAATACAACTAAGTTTTGAGTGAAAGTTGCAGAATTTGATGTAAATTTATCAACGAAAATCCCTTGGCCAGCTGAATTGGCAATCAAGTTACCAGAGAGTCGAACAGTATTTAATTGAATGATAGCTGTATTTTGAACTGCTGTATTGGCTACATTAAATGCCGCTTGGGCAAGGACTGTTCCAGTATTTGCTTGAGCATATGAAGCTGTAGAATAGGCAGCAGGATTAGATGCTGTGGTTTGTATTGTACCATCGCCAAATTTTAATGCGTAACCAGAAGAAAACTCTAAAGCAGTTTTAGACATTTTAGCAACAATGTTTGCTGTAACAGTACCACCAACAATATACACAATGTTTGCGTAAGCTGATGCTGTACCAATTACTAAATTACCTGAAGTACTTGTATTAGAAGCTCCATAAGTGTACAAATAACCATCATAAGGTTTCATTGCACCATAAATTGGATCGCCAAAAGTTGATCCATTGATACCCATATCAATGTACTTGTTTGTATTATCAGAATCGCTTGCAGAAGCTACATAATCAGTAGAACCATTGGTATTAATGTTTTGGTTATTAATTTGTATATAATTATTAGAATTTCCTGAAAATTGGCCAATAGTATTAGAAAACAATATTTGATTTTGACCTACTTTTAATGGTTGATATGCATAAAGACCTTCACCTAAAGTCGTCAAAGTCGATTTTCCTGTAGTACCAGTAGACAAATCAACACCAATAACTAATGTTGCATTAGTATTTGTGCTATAGTGGTCTATTACTGGTAATTCTGATATTTTTATTGTTGCCATTTTTTACCCTATTAATAAGTATGCGCCAGATTCAGTCAGAAGCAGGTCGCCTAATTCTGTTGTTAATTGTGGATATGAATATAATCCCACATCTCCATATATCATTACTGACTGCGTATTTGCATTTTTATTTACAGTAATGTATGTGTTATATAATGGACCAACAGCACTATTATTAATGGAGAAATTACCATTAGCAAAAAACTTAGTGACTGTATAATATGTTCCACCATTAAATGAAACTGTATCGCCAACATTAATAAATGTATTTGCTGGTGTTAAATCACTTAATGTACCAAAATTACCATCATATTGACCGGTCAAGGTGTTTATATTTATGACGTTTGAAGAAGAACCTATTGAGGCCGTAGCAACATTTGCAAATGTCAGGAATACATTATCCTGCATGTAAACTTGATTATTTGACCAGTCGACCCGTGTGATAGTAGAATAGGCTCTAATATTATTGGTAGCAGTAAATTCTATAATATCATTAACAAAAATAGTGTTTCCAATATTACCGGAGATAACATTAGTAAATTTAATGATATTATTACTAATATTGGTAGTTGTTTTGTTTACGGATAATGTAACATAAGCAGCAGAACCCGCAACATATTTTAAAGGAACACCAGTCTGAAAATCATCAGTCATCGTCATATTAATATTATTTGACGTATTAATTAGATTTCTTCCAATTAATCTCGTACCTGATGGATGAACCAAATTCAGTATTAAATCTTTATATGTGGCTAATGCTTTAGAGGTGGAAAGAATATAAGTGAAACTGTTATAATCCAAGCTTTGTAATACAATACCCAATGACGATAATTGGCCGTCATCATTTAAGTATTTACCTTGACCAACAATTAATCCGCCTAAAAAAGATGCTGAAGCTCTTGCTGTTCCATCACCATAATTTTTAATTGTTGATGGATTACCAAAAATATCAGTGTAATAATTTTGTGGATTCATTATTAAAGTATAATTTGTTGTAGCATTCACAGTTCTAATTATTTTTAATGGTAAAGAACTATTATAGGCTCCAACATAATTATAAATTCTTATTCGATAAGTATCATTTGCTGTGTTGGACGGTGAAGCGGTTATAATTTTTTCAAAAGAATCTACAGAAGCATAATATGTTTTGGTTGATAATGAACTTCCTTGAAATATTAAATCACCAGATTGAATTGGATATATCAAAGATACATTACTTACAGCAACATCAGCAACTCTTAATGAAAGATTTGGAGTGGCTACATAATCTTCACCAGCATTTATAATATTGATAGATGATATGGAACCAATTTTATCTGAAGTTGGTGAAAATGATGCACCTTCTGCTAAAATACCAGGAATAACCAATGATGCGTTTGTTCCAGAAGTTGATATAATTTGTACGGTTGGTAATGCTGTTGATGTATAACCTAATCCACCTAAAGGATAAGTTTGTATAGTATTACTACTAGAATAGATATAGTTTGCTGAAATAATAGAACCAGCAGTATTAACTCTTACGTTAGCATATGCGCCAAATCCTGTGCCTCCAACAATAGAAATTGTATTTGAATTACCATAACCTATACCGCCATTTACAATTTGAATTGGTTGTAATATTCCGAGATAACTAAAGTCATCTGTTCCATAATCCGTTGTATAGAGTGATTGTGCAACTACAGATGGAGTAACAGAATAATTTAAACCTTTATTTAAAAGTCCAACAGAAGCAATGGGTGCAACAACATAAGATTTAAAAGTTAAAGTATCTATTAATCGTGAATTTGTATTAGCAGCAACCGCAAAATTAATATAAGTTTGAGCTATTGCTGTGTTTCCAATCCTTACATTGGCCATGGCACCCAATGTATTGGATGTTGCTAATGTAATTACTGTTTGTTTGGTTGCATCCAATAAAGAAACTTGAGCTGCTGCACCAGTTCCGTCACCGGCTATAATGATATTTGTATTTGGTGATAATCTATAACCATTTGATGGATTAACAACAATCAAACTATTTAAACTACCAGTTGTTGTTTCTCCAACTTCACCAATAAATCCAATAGGCACATTTTTGTCGGGGTTTAAACCCCCATAAGCAACTATAGGATCACCAGAATTATAAAATAATCCTTTATAGTTAGCGTCTATAGACACAGAAAAAACTATACCAACAATTTTTTGTGACAATGTGGTAGCACCTTGTGGTATCCCATAGTCTTGATTTTGTATATAAATTTTATTGTCGTAAAAATAAACATCTTTATTATTATTATCAACAATTTTTACGATCTCTCCGGATTCAAATTGTCTTTTGATGTTTGAAATGTATAATTCTATTTTTGTACCAGCCAATAAAGCATAATCAATTGTTGCATAAGATTTACTCGATTCACCAAAAATTTGGAGGCCTTTGGTTAACAACCAATTCGTATCCGTAGAGTTAATACGAATAGATTTAGGTACAATCCATTTACCAGAAGAAGCTTTTAATACAACATCACCAGTTTTAAATAATTCAGCGTTAATACCATATAATGCTCGAAATAAAAATTTGTATGATTTTTCAGTTCCTTTTGATTGGTAAAACTCTTTTGATATTTTTAATAATTTTCTTTTATCTGTTAGAGCATCATCTGGAATGTAAGGAAGAAAATCATTAATAAAATACTGAATAAAATCATTCATTGTATCATCAATATCTACATAACTCAATAGATTCTGAGAGGCGTGAGTAATACCTTGGCCAGATGAGTTAACAACAGTATTTAAAGAATTGGCAGTATGAGATAATTGAAGCCATTCATAATACGCTTCTAAGAAAGCTACAAATGTTTGATAGTTAACATCATCCCGAATAAATTCAGGAAGTTGTTTTGGTATTTGTATTGAAGTATTGTGATTATTTAAAATCATTATTATTTCGCACTAAGATTTACATTGATTGCATTATTATCAAATGTATCCAAGGTAATAATTTTATCTCTACTAGAAGAAATAATTGTGGATGTTGGTACTGCTTGAATACTTAAAACACCTAAAGTATTATTAACATTAGATGGATTAAACGCTGTTAAAATTACAATACCATTATCATAGTCTACTGTACCTGCTGTTGGATTTAAAATTGTTTTGACACCATTAACATAGTAATAAGTTCTTAGTATACCATTGTTTCCAGCTAACACAGCAGACGCTAATGCTGAAAAACCTCCGCCACCAGAAATTTGAACAATTGCTTGAGTATAGTTTGAACCTGCATTGGTTATAATAATGTTTGTTATTTGCCCATTTACTACAAGTGCTGTGGCTGTGGCACCTATACCGTCACCCATAATACTTACTGTTGGAGTTGACGTATAACCAAATCCTGGATTAATAATTGAAATATAATCAATAACAGAAGTTGAAGATGGAGTTTCTTCCAGATATACTTCACTTCTGACTACACTATTGTTTTTTGTATCAATATATTGAAATGATGGAGTAACGCTGACACTCTTTGAAAAAATATCTTTCTTTAATGATGTACCAAAATCAAATGTGTATGTGGTTGAATTGATTAAATCTGGTGTAAATCTTTTTTGTAAAATAATAGATGCATCATTAGTAATAAATGAAGAACTTGTAGCTTGTACAGTTGTTATTAATTCGGATAACTTAAATGTTGAATTAAATGTATTTAATGATGTTGTACCAAAAGACTTTATGGAATCTAAAATTTGTGTTTTTAATTGTGTAGAACTGAGTGTTGTTAGCTTTGGATTATACAATACATTGGATGTGATAGAAAGATAGGTATAATCTACATCAATAATCTTTGACTGAACTGTTAATACAGAAATTGGTTTAATAATTTCAGTTTCAATAATGTTTTTTTCTGTTTCTGTTAAGATGTATCCACCAGCAGGTTTAATGGCAACAAAAATTGTTCCATATACAGGTGGATTATTTTCTTCACCACCCCATACATTCACAGCATCAATAGGAAATATACCAGAATTATTTTGGATCTGATAAATATAATCTTCTTTAGTTACTGCACGGCCTTGTGAGGAATATGCTTTTGGTGCTGTATATTTAATTGAATCGATAGTTTCTTTGTTTGAACCTTGAGTTGTAGCCGCAATTGGTGTAATTGTAGTATTGGAATATCCATTAACTGTATCCATCAAAACAAAGTTATTAGCACCATATGACGCAGAAGCATTTGTTGTAACATAAGAAACAATAATTTGATTACCATCAGTTAATGCTTTACCTAAAATGCCATCACCAAAGTAAATTTGATAGTTTTCTTTATTTCCTTCTTGTAAAAAGTATACGGCAGAAGAACCATCTAAAGTTAAAAAGTTTTTAGCTAATGTAAATACTTCTGATGATGAATTAGAACTACTTTGTTGAACTACAACTGAAATTGTTGTTGTATCAATATTGGTATCTGGCAAAGATATTGTAGAAGAAGGATTTTCAGCTAAACTATAAGAAAAACTTAAAGTAGTTGGTTCACCTTGTTTAATAATTAAATTTGTAAAAGTAACTGTATTGTTGGCTCGATTGGTATTGATTGTAATATCATCAGTAGTTACAAATTTATAGTTTACGCCATCTATTGCTTCAGATAAAAAATTAGTAAATTTAGGTAAAGTTAAAGATGATTGCGTTACTTGATTAACTTTAAGTGTTATTGTTGCAGAGGGTGCAACTGCTGACCTTGGTGTGTAGTTTAATAGTTTGGCATGAGATACTACAGAAGAACGCTGAATGGCAGAATCCAAAAACATCTCATTGGCAACCATATTTAAATAATAAGCATTATATTGAGTATTATAAGCAAGAACGTCTAAAAGAGTAGAAAGCGCAGAACCTTCATAATTGTAGTCCTTTAAAGTGTCTTGTGATTGTAAATATTTTTTAAGATTAGTTTTAATATTATTAAAATCTAAATCTGTCATTTGAATATTGGAATTAGCCCCTGACATCTTATCTATTT